GTTGGTTATGTCCTGATACCACTCGACAGATTATAGCCTTAGTGCCGACTGTCAGAATACCCCATATTTTTGGTTTGTTGTACTCGTTGTTTACCTCAGGTTTCGGCTTGAAACGTAAACAATATTGTTACAGCAAATCAGTTGTTTGGAATAGGTATTTTAAAGACGGGAAGGTCTGGCTGTCAATCGGTTTGGTTGGACATGACCAGTGTGTCGATTTGCCTGAGAGTACATACGAAGCTATCAAGATTCGGTTTGTGAACTCGAAGCACAAGGAAATCTCGACGATAGAGAGAATGCTTAGTAGTGAGAAGATTGAGAAGCCTGGGATTCTAGGTGCCATCTTGTTTAAGCTGTTGCAAGATGAAGTTGACATCACTCCTGGTGAGGTCACTTTATCAACAGGTTTCGTGCCTTCTGTTGCTGTTCATTATCAAGCCATTGGTCCACTTGTGACCGAGGATGGTAATTTATATGCGCGGATTGTTGCACCACCTATTGTAACGGAAGATGCAGAGGTGCCAGTAGAGTCCTTTAACAATGATGTGGCATGTATTGAAGGCCGTATTACGCTGGTGGAGAACAATGTTGTTCCGCCACCAATATATGACCAATATGCTACAGAGTACGTCAAATGGTTAATTGGCGACGCTGCTGGAACTGGTTGTCCTGTGTCATATGACTATGTACAGGAAAAGCAGAATACAGCGGTCCAACGCGCACGTGCTGAGCGTGAACGAATGTGGTTAGGTACGGATCCTGAGTTTCGAGTGAAAGCATTCCAGAAACGCGAGACCTATGCCAAAGTCACAGATCCACGCAACATCAGCACGGTTCCTGGTGATCAATTAGCACGATTATCCCAGTTCACCTATGCTTTCAAAGAGGATGTTCTCAAGAAGCACAAATGGTATCAACCATGCAATACTCCTCAGGAGATTGCTGCTTGTGTACAAGAATTGTGTGACTACTTTGAGAAGATTGAGGAGAACGATCAAGAACGGTTTGATGGACACCACTCACGCTGGATACGAGTGAACGTTGAGTTCGCGAGTTACAAGTGTTGGGTACGTCAGGAATATCGTAATGAAGTCTCCGCTTTGTTGCGTAGTGAATTGCGAGCCAAGGCTGTAACGAAATCGGGTTATCGTTACAACACTGGAAACACTCGGTTGAGTGGTTCATCTGTTACTACTGATGGGAACACTGGCAATAACGGATTCATGAACTTTTGTGTCGCAAGACTCAGTGGCCTTGAGCCTCATGAGATCAAGTGGCATCATATAGGTCTATGTTTCGGTGATGACGGTGGTCGAGGATTTAGTAATGGATTATTTGCGAAGGTGTGTCAAGACCTTGGTTTTCGTGTCAAGACGATCATTAGAACTAAAGGAGAGCCG